ATCGCTACCATTGATGTACATTATTAACTCTCCCTAATTGTCTCATTGATTCTGGGTATATCTAGGTCTCTGTCCCACAGTGATACCCCATCCTTAGTCTGAACGAACCCGAAGGACTCAGCTACATCATGTCTAAGTGACGCATAAGGATTAGGGTATGTTCGGTAACCGTGCATTATATTGGATAGTGGGTAGTCATTTGTTAACCACAAAACTACATTCCATGTCTCAAAGTTCTTCCATCCGTTATAGGTTTTATCGGTTGCCATTACTTTACCTCCTCTATATTATCTACTCGTATACGCTGGCCCGTCTCCATAGCCAGTAGGAATCCTAAGTCCCCATCTTCAGTAGGAGTTGTATAGCCACAGTCCTCATGCCTTAGATAAGGATAGACAGTATTAGGCACATCACAAATTGCTCTTTTCTGACAGCTCGCACAGGTCCACTTGAAGTACACATTTGCTCCTGCTGTGAGATACTCTTGAGCTTTCATGAGAACCTCTACTACGTGGGGGTCCTGAAATATCTTCTCTATCTGGGGTATATCTTCTAGTGGCATTGGTTCCTCCTCTCTAGTGTTGGTATTGCAACAACTGCTTTATCACCATTCTCATCTATGTACGTTCTCTCAACATAATCTTTACCATTCCAGTTAAAAGGTTTTGTCTCTCGAAGTAAATCTATTTGACCATTTAACATATAGAAAGGTTTTAGCATTTTGTAATCCTCCAATTAGTTATGGTGTATCCGGTATAGAGTCTATGACTTCAGTGAGTAGCTCTATTATGGTTGCCCTATTTCCTTTCCAATTAAACTCCCGTTTTACCGTCGCAAGGAAACTACGACCTTTACTAACTCTAATTCCCAGTGCCTCTAAATTCATACCGGCTCTTAGTGCTAGTAACCTAGCCTTGTGTATCTGGTTACCTCTTAGTGTAGTCATGTTAAAACCCCTTGAGAAATTCATTAGCGACTCTACCTGTGTAGTCATAGAACTCTACTTGGCCTATGCTATCCCAAGGGGCAATGTATCCTCCACCCTGCCAACCTTCGAGCACGATGAAACTACTGGTACATTCTCTGATGTGACCACGGTAGTCATAAGCACCTTCATTACCTTTCAACCATAGTTGAGCACACTTACCTATGTAAGATGGAGGTAGCGCAGGATTTGGGGAGTACCTATCGTAGTAAGTTATCCGTGGTTCTTTCATAGTTCTTCTACCTCCTTTGCCACTGCTATGAGTAGTCGACCAAGTTTCTTATGTCCTGTGCTGTGACGATTCTCTGAACCGCTGACGTATTTGCGCCACCACATAGCGAGTTCCACAGCAGACCATTTAGCTATGTTCTCATTTAGTTCCTGAGTTGCTTCTCTTGCAGCCTCATCAGCTCTCTCTATATCCCAAGCCATTAGCTTACCTCCTCTATTTAATTGGTTCGTGTAAAGTGCATCCATCCCGCATGAACTCCGAGGGAAAGTGTCTCTCCGATAGCAAGTCTGCTCAGCTTCTCAATATCTCCATTCTCTACCATGCCGTCATCTTCTGCTAGTTGGAAGAGTGTCACCCCAAGGCTTTCTTGGTCACCGTCTCTTAATGTGAATCGCTTATGTGCTGCTCTTGCATCCTTAAGTTGTTGCTCTTTAAGTTCCCGTACCTCTTTGTTATACGAATACCTGAACAGTCCGAAAGGTTGGGCCTCGATAACATTAGCGATAGAGTTAAAGTCTAGACACCTGTCATCGTTCAACTGAATGAGGTCCCAATCATAATCTGAACTTACTGGATTATCATCATCTACTCCAAGGATGTCGAGCAGTTCAGCATTGCCTAATGATTCAAACCTATCTTCCATAACCCTAAACGCACCTTGCCCATCATCTAAACCTAGCCAGTTTCGAACTTCAGTAGGTAGCTGGCCCTCTAAGCTGTTGAAAGATGTTACATCTGAACCTTCACCAGCTCCTCGAAGACTAACTTTAACTTCTAAAGTTCCAACTTCATCTTGATAGACGGCACAAGCTACACCGAGACAGCAGAACTTATCTCCCTTTCTTAGATAACCTGTGCCCTGCTTGAACTCGCCCGAGCGTAATGCCTTAACCCACTTCTTTGCATTCTCATTCAGCATTTCTTAGTTACCTCCTTCTCTTTGCGTTCTATACATAGGATACACCGTGTTTCGGCTGTGAGACTATTCTGTTCGGGAACTCTTAAGTGTTTAATCTGTTCGACACAATCTAACCATGCAGCCATTGAAGCTGTTATCTCTTCAAAACATTCATTGAATGGGTAAGCGCGTATACGTGAGCTGCTCCCTTCAAAGTTTCCCAAGTTGTGTATAGGCGAAGCAGCATCTAGGTCGTACCAGAAATCGAGCAGTTCCAGCCCTTTGGTAACAAACTCATCTAACTTATTTTTGAATGCTTTATCTCTGTCAATGCTATCTTCTCTTTCCACGTAGTTATAGCAGTCTAAGTGTCGGATGTTTTGAATATCTTTTAACTCGCAATACGTGGGCAGTCCCGCTGTTAGAAAGTATTCACGAGATGTACCTGTACTCTCAACGCCACCCTTAACCACTTGGCCTACAATATCCTGCCCACTCTCGAAACTGGGATTGTAGTCAGCATAATAGGTTGCGCCATCCCTAGAGATGATATCATAGATAACCTTATCGCCTATGAAGAGATGATCACAGCTAGGTCTGTCGATTAGTAACTTTCTGTACTTTGCTTTTCCGGTATAGATTGTTTTGTACTTTCCAGTAGTAACCATTGGTTCCTCCTTTGTAAGTTATAAGTTCCACTGTGTGTATGTGCAAGTTTATTACCGGCCACCTCCTATGTTGAATTGGGTTTCCCAACCCTCAACTGCTGATGAGAATCAACTCACTAGCAGATGGAGAGTTGCTAAACTATTCGGACTCTTCTCTTATATCCTCTACTATTTTATACTCGGCTGATGTATTTGCCTTACACATCTCTGTGCTGCTAGTTTCTCAGCCTATGCTGCCAACCAACTTATGCTGACTGGCAGACTAGGTTGACAAACTCTAATCGTCGTGTTTATCTTTTTCGATATGTTTTGCCCAGTACTCTTGCAACATGGCAATGACGCTAACTCTTTCAAGGCCCATGCCTAAGTTATTTTGTATCCAGTCAGCGTGTTGTTGGCATACTCCGCAATTCCAATCGTGGCCCGCAACAGCTAACCACTTAGCCATTGAATCTAGTATCTCTTCAAACACGACTAAAGTTTCTGCTCGATTCCATTTGGGACTTTCTGAGTTATTCATCTTGATTCCTCCGTTATTCATCTTCGAACCTCCTAAATTATTCTTAGCCAACGAGAGTAAGTTCCTTGTGCATACATACTAGATTTAGATTCGCCTACTCTGGCAGTAGTTAGGAAGGCATAGAATTCAGGATACTCTACATCTACATCTCCGTTGCCAGTGCCGAAGTTATCTAGTATATCTTGAAGCTCCCCAATACTATACGTATCCTCATCTGTTGGATCTCTTTCATCGTAGTTAAGAAAGAACATTGTTCAACTCTCTTGCTTCCCTATCTTCCCTATGCCAACGCAGTATTGAGGATAGTGTATCTTGTATCCATAAACTACTTCGGCCTGCTTTAACTTTGGAACCGTCAGCTCTGAACTTCTTGTTGTGCGTCTTGGCTTCCTCATCAAGAACAGTATTAATAAAAGCTGCCAGTGTTGGAGTTATTAAGTTGGGGAACTCCGGCACAAGGTAATCCTCGACAACTTTAATATTGTCTACTATTTTGTAGACGGAACCAAAGTGTGGGGCCTTGCCTGTTTCTTTAAACTCTCTTGCTTCTGCTTTAGTTAGAGTTCGCTTCACGTGTGTAATGTTACAACCTTGGCATCGTATAACTCTTTTCCTTGTCATTGTACTAACCTCTCTATATTTATTTAGGCTTAACTAGCCTTGACTGCCAACAAGATGAACTCTTGCTAGCAGATAGACAGTTAAACTTTTACTACACTACTTAGGTTTCCACCCTATACATCTATTAGGGTTATAACCTCTAATGCCGTCGCCATATTCGCCTAACAATTCGAAGCGTTCGAGTTCAACATAGCCGAACATTCTGTACTCATCAGCATCCTCGTAACGACGAAGTGCATTGGCAACAACTGAACTCATACATCGTACATATCTGAATCCACTGTCACCTGGAATTGATGACGAGTTGCAGAAGCTATGAGCTAAAGCGCAATCTTGACAACTCATCTACAGTATCCTCCTAACATGAAAGGGCGACTGCTCGGTTGTATCTGTCATGCAATCGCCAACTTCTAATTGTTGTAAGAGATTTCTACTACTGTCATCATTGAGTATGCTCTCTGTTAAATTGCAGACGCCATCAATATTAACTTCGATAAACTCTAGTATGTTGAAAGTAAATCCGTTTGTATCTTCACAAGAAGCCCCATCAAAGCATTGATAGAGTCTATCAAGATGTAGTTGTGATAGTAGATTCTCTTCAGCTGGCCAACTCTCGATTTCTATAGACTTTAAGAATGGCATGAGATGTGTGAAGATGACATGGCGTTGGATCTTAGCTGCATCATCACAAGTATCCTGCACGATTCTGTGAAGTGCCGGATAATCACGCCATTTAATCCTCTGCTGCCGACAATATTCACAACTCTCACGCCATTCTTCTTTGGCATCTTGAAGCATTCGTGGGACATCTAACCTAAACTCCTCTTCTTCACTACTGTTGGGAACTTGCTTAACTCTGGGCATGGGGAACCTCCTATTGTCAACTTATCTCTAGTATAACGCATTGTTGACGTAATGTCAACTATAGGTTAGTAGTTTGCAGGAGATGGAACTTGTAACTAGAAGATGTCCTAATCAACGCCCTTGTTTGTTCGGCAATATCTGCTGTGGCTATGTGCAATTTACGTTCCGGTTTGTGCGTGTATCTTCTGCCGTATGTAAGTGCAATACTAAGTTGTCAAGAAAAGTTCAGAACTTGGCCGAAAAAGGGCAAGAAAAAAGGGCCCCCGGTGGCTGCACTTGCCGAAGGCCCAATTTTCAACTTTTCAACTTGCCGCCTATGTCAACTTTTTGATGCCCATCGTTGTATCTTTAGCTAGCGTCTTAGTCATGAAAGCCCATCTTGCACTGTTGCCCTCTTTGCCATCTTTGAACTTGGCAAATGCGGCATCATCATCTGCTGTAGCCACTAACTTGTACGCATCTTTCAAAGTTAGAACTTTGCCACTAGCATCTTGATAGCCCTTTTTGCCGTTACTTTGGCCCCCATTGCCATTTGATTTGCCCTTAGTGTTTAGGCTAACTTCACTAGCTGTAGCATCGTTATAGTCTATCTTGCAGCTTATGCTTGCAACTGTCTTAAGTTCTTGTATCTTGTTAAGACTTTGCCAAGCTGCGTAGATGTAATCAGCCAGTTTCTTGTTCGTGAAAGCGCAAGTGATATCATCAAAAACTTGTGTATCTTTATTACGTTTTATCTTGATATCAAGAACGCTATTAGCCATTAACTGTGCCAAGTCTAAGTCTGCAAGTTCAGTCTTAGTAGCTTCTATCAAAGCTTCTTTCTGGCCATTTTCCTTGTTAGCTTCAAACGTTTCTAGTTCGTTTCTAAGCTTCTTCATGGCCATTGCTAGTTCTATAGTTTCGTCTACGCTTTCAGTTGTCTTTAAGCGTATCTGTAATTCTTCTAACTGTTTTTGAATCGTTGCCATTGCGTATCTTTCCCTTTCAATATTTGGCTTTCTTCATACTGGCCACAAGTAGTTACTTGTTGCGATAAATCAAGCTGACAAGTTGCCTACTTGCTAGTAGTGAAGTTCCCTATATTGTTAATGTGCAGCCAAGCGCGCAGTAGATTTACACGCCCATGTGTCAATACTAATCGTTCAAGTAGGCAATGTCAACAACTTTTTTTGCATCTTTCAAAGTTCTTTTGTTGGGCAAGTTGCCAAGTTCACAACTTCAATACTGCAAGCCCAGAAACTGCTAGTAGGCTAGCCTAGAAGCTGCAAGATACAACTTGATGCCTATTGCCCATCAAACGGCACAAGATGCACGTACAGCAACTTTTAGCAACTTGGCTATAGTTTTAGGCCCAAAAGTTATAACTTGGCTATACGGCCAACTTGAATAGCTATATACTTCGTATATTCTCCACTCTCGCGCAAATTTTAAAATTTTCGGAAAATCTGGGGGTCAGTTCTTTACCTCATTCTGTATTTAATGTAATAATATAATATATATGTATCTATACACTATATACTCACTACACGGTGCACTACTACCGCCAGTTGCTGGGGACACCCCCGACCTGTTCAAACGCTTCTCTAAGCTTTATCATGTCAGAGTTTAATATTTCTACTTTCCACCACCAGCCTTTGTTGATAGCCTCTCTGCGCTCCTTTCTAAGATAGACAGCTTTGGCGTGGATATTACGTCTTAGTCTTCGGGTCTCGGGGTCCAATTTAAGTTTCTTACGTCCAGGACCTCCTGGGTGTGGGACAAAGGGGTGTTGCTCAAGGTATGCTAACCCCTGACGCACGTAGCACTCTGGGTGTTGAAGAAAGCTATAACGCTTACCGTCTTTAAAGACTGTGGTTCTGACAATAGCCGTCCCAGCCTCCATGGTAGCATCATTGCATTTTGTAACACACTGTGCTCGTCTCTGAAGCCATGAGAATCTGGTGAACATTCGGGTCTGTGAAGCTGATGTATTCTGTATAGTCATATACTATATATATCATAGTATTACATTAAATGCAAGTATAGGTTCTGTATTTAATGAATGCCTATATAAACACTAGCATACAGACTGGTCCTCCATATTTATGTCAGCAGCCCTCTTGTTTATAGAGTATCAGTTTACTATACTTATATAGTGGGCTGACTGTATCTAGTGAGAGGTGTTTATGCTTAAACGCACTTTACCTCGTGAAGAGGGAGACAATCAGGAAGAGACTATGAACATTGTGCGTGGTATCATGCCTTCGTTTGATGATACACCTTGGGCGGAACGTAAGAAGGAATACCTCGCATATCGTTTCTGTGGCTTTGGGCCGAGAGAAGCTGCCCAGATGCTTGACCTGCATGAGCGCACGGTTAGACGCTGGCGGTCCGATGTTATCTTTGAGTCTTTAGAACGAGCTATAGGAACTTTATCTGCAAGAACTGCACGTACTGAAATACTGACTCAGAAGTTTATACGCAACTTTACTCTTATACTTGACCGTGACTACCGGATGCTTCTGAAAGCTGCAGGGAGGGTTAAGAACGAAGACGGTGAGATTGAGTGGGCGAATAACGCTGAACTGGATTGGCTCAAACGGGCTAGGTCCTCGTACACACTGGACCAGCTCAAAGTGGTTGAAGAAGTACTTAGCCCAGCTTCTAAGAGTGAGAAACCTACTTTTGCTCAATATATACTTAATATGACTAATCAAACTACTTATGGAGATTCTAATGGTAAAACGCAGACGGTCGAGTCGTACAGCGGTGAAGATAGCAGCATCGAGGCGTAACATACGTAAGGCACAGACTCTACGTACTGGAGTGCGTTTCGGTCCTAAAAGGAAGAGGATTCCCTAAAGACTATGCTTCTGGAAGATATAGTTAAAGACGACCTTACTTTTATACGTACTTTTATGCGTATACCAGACAAGAACCAACGTCTTGTACTTCTAGAGCCTAAACCGTGTCAGGAGCGTTTTGTTCGTAATCTGACTGGTCGAGACCTCGCTATTAAACCTGCCCAGATAGGAATGACTACTATATCATCAGCACTACTACTCAAGCGCACTATGACAATACCACACACAACTTCTGTTATTGTAGCTCATGAGGAGTTCCTAACACAGCGTTTGTTGCAACGTGTGCAGGTAATGCACGACTATCTACCAGATGAACTACGTATGCCTATGGACCATCGTTCATCTTTTGAGAAGCGTTTCCCTGATATTAACTCTGTTCTCTATATAGGGACAGCCCGTTCCCAAGTATTCGGGCGTGGTGAGCCGATACACAATCTACTTCTGAGTGAGGAAGCGTTTTACGTCCCTGATGCGATGGACCGTGTGATTCTTCCTGCACTTCAGCGAGTACCTCCTGATGGACTGGTCATACGTGAATCGACTCCACATGGCGAGACTAACTCCTTCTATGATGAAGTGCAAGCTGCTCTCAAAGGTCAGAGCACTTTTTCACTGCAGACTTTCTTTTGGTGGGATGAACCCAGTAATCAGTTACCAGAAGATAGTCCTAGAGTAAGACTTATTGACCGTGGGGAAATGGATTATACACCAGAGGAGACAGTTCTTGCTACTGAGCATGGTCTATCTAGTGCTCAGATGCGTTGGCGTAGGTGGAAAATAGCTGAACTAGGTGATATGTTCTGGCAGGAGCACCCAGAGGACTTAGATACTTGTTTCCTTGTATCGGGTGAACCTTTCTATGATATGAACATATTGCTAGAGCTTTCTAAACTTTGCTACCGTGCGCCCTATACTGGTCCAGAAGGCTCTCTTGTCTGGTTTGAGCCTGAAGAGAATGCTACATACATTATAGGCATTGACCCTGGACAGGGTAAAATAACTGAATCTGTAGCTACAGTATGGCGACCCTTCTTCGGAGATGGAGAATTTCATCTGAGGCATGAGGCCACCTTAGCAGGTCTTATTGAACCTGAAACTATGGGTAGTAAGTGTAAAGCTTTGGGTTATTACTACAATACAGCAATGTTAGTACCTGAAGCTAATGCTCATGGACTTGCTCTTGTACGTGAATTTAAAGATTACCCCAGTGTCTACTATCGTAGAGATGTTGTCAGTGGTAGAGGCTCATCTCATATGGGGTGGCTTACAACACCCTCAACGAAACCTTTTATGATGCAGCAGATGAAGAGTCGGCTACGTCGTATAGAAACTCATGATGCAGAGTTTGTAAGACAGCTTAGAGCCTTCAGGGAATTAGGTAACTCTAAAGTTATGTCTCAAGCTGCAGATGATTACCATGACTCTGGCTGTCTGGCAGTGATAGCCCTAGTCAATTATACTCCGAAGAAAACACGAGGCTTTGTTGGAGCTTCTGGATGGAGATGGTAAATGACACGTGCTACTGATATTAACAAAGAGGTCCGCCAGCTAGTAAATCTCTGGCAGCCACGGAAAGCGGCTTTTAGTGAGTGGTATCAAATGATACGGCTCTATAATAATCTTGCTCAGGATAAGATGGAGTCTGTTATATCCACTGACCCTAGAACAGGCTTTGATATGGCTGCTTGGCTACTGACTCCACAAACTGGCACTTTTGTTGCTGACCCTGAAGGTCTTGATATGGAGGAGAGACAAGATGTAGCTGCCATTGAAGCTTATTGTAATTTCCAGCTTTTGAGGGCTAACCGTCTTACAAGGGGAACTCTCTTTGGAACCTTTACAGACCGTCTAGTTCGTTTAGGACTTGCTACGGGGTGGTTCTCTATCTTCTGCTTACCCACTAAAGATGGGTGGTCTTTGGCAGCGTGGAATCCAGCAACAGTCTTTCCTGACTATAATGGAGATGGCTCCCTTGCTAGAGTCGCCCGTAGATACACAGTGTCTAAGAGTGAACTAGTCCGGAAGCATAACTTAGAAGGCTGGAGGGTAGACCCTCGTAATCTACCAGGACGTAATGTTCTTATATCTCATCTCTATGAACAAGCGCATGGTGGTATACAGCACTCTGTTGTGCTTAATTCCAATATACTTGTCCGAGATGAACTACTTACAGAGCTGTCTCGTATTCCAGTATATGTAGGTCCTGTTGCTGGGCTTCCTGACGACGGGTCAATTACGACCAGTGAACAGTGGCGGTCTGAAGTAGGTCAATCAGTTATAGCACCTGTTAAAGATATGACAGAGAACTATAACCGTATGCTTACCTATATGCAGCAGATACTGAGAGACACAGCTAATCCCAAATACGTAGAAAGAGTTCGTGGTGCTAGTGTTCTCACTCCAGAAAAGCTCTATGAGCGTGGTGCTATTTTCTCTATAGAGCCTGATGAGAGTATTGATACTGTACCGCTCCCTCCACTCCCTGCTGAGATGAGGGCGCATCAGTTCGACCTTCGGGGCAATCTGCAGCGTGGGCTATTCTCTGATATTACATTTGGTAGTATCACACAGCAAGTCTCTGCGCTTCTGATGAGTCAGGTAACTGCTGCAGCTAAGAGAGTGCTCTACCCCTTTCATCAGGGACTTACAAATGTTCTTGGGCTTATGGCTACAGAGACTATATGTCTTATGAGAGAGCTTAAGATGCCACTTGGGAAAGACTCCTTCCCTCGTCTACGTGAGGAGCCTTTTATAAGCTACCGTTACGATATACAAGTACCTGGAGATTTCGTACATCGTGCTACTGTTGGTCGGATGCTTAATCCCCAGTTTAGACTTTCGGGAACGACTGTTACTGATGTACTCTTCCCCGAAGTAACTAATATACTTGAGGAGCAGGGAAGACTTCAAAGTGAAGACGCCCTAGCTAACCCTGTATTCCGACAGTTAATACTTGTCCGAGAGATGAGACGTATTGCTGTAGACTCCGCTGAACTAGGTGATACAGAATTTACTACACTACTTAACCGTGCTGCTGATGAGATAGCTCGTACACTAGGCGGTGGCGGTGAGCCAACTGCACCTACTCAAGGCGGTGATACTACATCATCATTACCCCCAGAAGTACAAGCATTGTTGCGAGGTTAGACATTGACAACAGAAAGACGTTTAGGAGAAAGATTTCCTAGGGGACGTTTTCGTGGGATGCAAGGACCCCCTGCAGAACAACCTACGACTACTACTCCTACTCCTCCAGCAGCACCAGCTCTAACGCAGCTTAAGCCTATACCAGGTATAGAAGAAGAACTTGGTCATCTGCAAGGAAAGCTTAATGAGCTAAACGCTGATATGCAGCTTGGCGTTGAGGGTGAAATTGCACGACTAGTAGAGGTTGCACAGATAAGTGTTGAGGCGGAGGGGATACTTCCCCCTGAAGCTAGGATTGCAACGCAACTTACGGGAATCTTCTCACGTGAGCAGCGTAAGGCGGCTGCCCTCACTCACCAAAAGATACAAGAAGCTGTCGCTGCCTCTAATGTAGAGATTGGTCGCCAGACGTTTAGAGCATATGCACTCCAATATATTTCCGGTCTTCCGGAGATTACAGAGGTAAGTGACGTTGTGGAAGCCTTTCAGGAGGAGGACGCGTCCTTCATACCTTCTCCGGCGGATGAAGTCTTCATAAAAAAGTGGTTACAAAAAGCACAAGTACATTTAACTAGTGCTCAAGGTGTTTCTGCTGAAACTGCAACTGGGGAGAAACGTAAAGGGTTAATTAATCAATACTCAACACGACGTTCAATAAGCTCTTTTGGTATTCTATCATCAGCGGGAGACCAGTTACTTACAATCTTGACAGAGCTTACTCAACCCCAGTTACCACCAGGTCAAACTACATCTGATGTGCGCCGAGCTTTATCGGAAGCTGGTACAGACCCTGAGGTGGTAGAGAACTTTATGGTAGGTTTCGAGGCTCCTCTTAAGGCAATAGTAGAGGACTGGGCAAAGCAGAATGCTAGTCGTGAGATACTTAGGTCAGACATGGCTAACTTAGAACTTAGCGAGATACGAGAAATGATCCGCTCTGAAACCCTTAAGAATATGTGGACTACACAAGGTCTTCTGCTAATGCTCCCCTTTGAGAAGTACCGTCAGCATTTTATAATGCCTCTAATAGCTGCTACGTCTAGAGGTGTGGATGCCACGAGACCCGTTATGGGAGGTGGCGGTCTCGGGAGGATCACAAATCCTGCCAGGTACGTGCTCTACCGTGGGATAAGCAGTATAGTTCCTGATTGGGATGAACTCGAAGGGAAGTATACCGAAGCTCGGGAGGGAGGAGTAAGTTCTTGGCAAGCATACAGTTACGCTTTTGAAAACTGGGATGCCAACGCCTTTCATAAATTCATAGTCGAAGTTCTCATGGACCCACTCACGTATTTCGGGGTGGGTTTATACGGTAAAATATTATCTCCAATCCCTATATTAGGACGTGGTGTTGCGAGAGGGGAAAGACTCTTTGGTCAATTAGTCGATATGCCTTTTTATGCCCTTAAAGAAGGGGCCTTTAGGATGATGCCTAAGACCGGTACTATGAGGATTCTCGAGAACAGTAAGTTAGCTACTGAGACCTTTAGAATAGCTAATGAGGTTATGCAGAACAGGCTTCCAATACTACAACATACTCGCGAACAACTTTTTGATGTCGGTCAAGCTGCGATAGGTGTTGTGAGGAAGGCTTCTGGTGCACAAGGACCGTTAGCTGACTTAGGTCGTTTTCTACTTCAACGACAACCTCTTGATGCTGGTGCGGTTAGAGGAATGGCGACACGCCTTGGCGCAGAGATTGATGATACCATGTTTGATAATGGCCTAATTGGATTTATTGAGGATTTGTTTGACCATACTACGGGACTTGGAACTGTATATTACAGTGAAGCGGTCTCTGCTAAACTGCTGCTTCTGAAATTTGGAGTAATCCATAATAAGAGGAATATGATTACGGCACGGTCAATCATAAAAGGCGTTCGACAGGAAGTTGATAATGGTGTAAACGCTATTTTTGCAGCCGATAGTGTAGCGGGTGTTACGGCTAGGTTTGAAGCCCATGTACGACTGAACTTAAAAGCCAGAATGACATCTCCTGCGATACTTGATGCGGAGAAAGTAGGGAAGTATGGAGCTTTTATTACCAATGCAGGGGCTAAGAGTATACACATCTGGCAGAATTATCTAGAGAGGTTTGTTACTGTACCCTTTGCACGGCTTCATTTACTCTTCTTTCTTTACTCTCCGTGGAATGTAGTTGAGAATGGTTGGAAAACTATACTAGCTGGTATATGGCCTTTCTATAGGGGTGAGGCTCGACTGGGCCTTCTGGGTCAGACCAGTGGTCTTAGAGGCACACCTGAAGCATTCTTCCGTGCTCAGGAGATATCACTCCAATTTGGAATGGAGCGTACCACACTTGACCTAGCTCAAGCTCACACCTTTGCAAGGGGTAGTGGGAGACAGAAGGTCAAGAGGGGGGAGATGAGTGGTAAATCGTATCGTAAAGCTCTGGTGGAAGGGGGTAGACAACGTAATAAGACCTTTAGCGACTTAATTGCCGACTTTCCGATAATAGGGACTGGAAGAGGAAACCGTATTACATTACAGCAGCAGGCATGGTATCTACTGAAGTCGTATCAGAATGAGTTGTGGCAGAGACATCCACAAACAATGCAGCGTTCTAGAGACATTGCAGACTCTCTAAGAGGTATACTCGAAAAAGAGTTTGCACCTCGTGAGGTTGATGATATACTCAAACACGCCTTTAATCTGAGTTCTGTAGGTCCTGGCTCTCTTGATAATTTAGCTTCTCAGATTACTCCGCCGTCTGTCTATGCTCGTGATGTACTTGAAATGGCAAGTGACTATCCAAATTTACCTATTGGCGTTCAGGATTTACTTGTAAAGAGGGTAATGGCAGGTACGATATGGGATGATATGGATGCGCTTTGGACATCTGAATTCCCTGAAATGCTTTGGCAGGAGGTCTTTAACTCTCCAGTTCTCATGAGGAGGCAAATAGATGATATGATTCAGGCGTCGATGGAAGCACCTGTACGTGACCTAGATGACCTTAAAATGCGTCTTCAGGCTTTAGGTAATATTACGGAGGACTTCCATCACGTTATTGAATTGCAGTTAACCGAAGCTCAGATTTACACTAGAAGTCTACATAGCATACAACAGAAAGACGCTTTTTATAAAGACCTTTTTAACAATAAGCTTGACCCCTATATGGATACTGTTCAGGAACGTGTCACACAATTAGGTAACCGTCTACATGAAGTTATTAAGGGGAATGAGGCTATAAAGATTGACCTTACTCCACAACAACTGGCTGATTATAATGATTTAACAGACCTTTATGTAAAACAGATGCAGGTCATCAGGGAAACCCGAGATACTGTGCGGAAAACGGAATTACGTCTAATAGAGGAGCGTAAAGCTCTTAAAGCGCAGATTGACTTGGAGTTCTCCAAAGGTTCTGGAGTGAAGTTCGGTACTGACCACCCTGAAGTGCAAGCTTGGTGGGAGAAGTTTTATAAAGCTCGCGATGCGGATTGGGTATTGGGTCGAGAGAAACACGCAGCATTGGTAGGTCACGCTGGAGAAGTCGGATCCCGTGCAGAAGTCGTCACGATACCAGGAGCGCGGATACCAGAAGGGAAACTTAATCCCTCTGATATATCATATCTCTTTGGAAGTCAGCCCTCAGACTTAGCTGCTGCCATATGGATGCCTAGTCTAATGCAGATGCGGAGTAGAAAGGCTTTTGTTGCACGTGTCTACGCTAAAGCAACTAAAGTGGCCAAAAACGCTGGTATAACACCTGAAGATATGAAGTACGATAAAGAAGCTATTGGTGCGGTCTACGATTTTCTACTTAGACGTATGAAAGTAGACCCTAAGACTGTGAGCCTTCTTGCTCCCCGTCAACTGGAGTTGGAAGCTCTTAGGAAGGAACTAACTCTCTACTCTTTGACACGTAAGAAACTCTTCCCCCTTAAGGGCAAGGATAGTCTTGCAGAGTTTAGTGCTGCGTATAAACAAGCACTTCAAGATGACCCTTTAACTGCGGTTTTTGGTGTACAAGCTGTTGAAGCTCCTGTAGATGTTGCGCCTACTGTGGTAGATACTGTAGGAGCTGGGCTTCAGAGACGGGGAAATGTGTATTACCCGAAAGATGCTCCTGTCGTAGAACCAACTCCACCTGGTGGGTTGACAGATGAGCAGTTAAGGGTACGATGGAAAGAAGGAGGAGATGACGAGGCACAGGAACTTCTCCAGTTGCGAAGAAGCGAGGTGGCTGATGACGCTATGCTTCTGGATGGGAAACGTCCATATGGATTGAAGCCCGATATATTCTCCAAGAGAATGACACCAAAGGAGAGAGGAGAAGCAGGTTATAGACCTCCAGAAGTACCTACGGAGGCACAACGGGCTAGTAGG